ATCTATAAGGGGATTTATTTATAAAATGCGCCCAAGCAAGACAATACCAACCACAAACATCAGCCATCATACTTTGAATATTCTTTGTATTATATGGAACTCCAGCTTGCTTTGAAAGTCCCTTCATCTTTTTTTTTACAATCTCCGGCGGTGGTTCTCCATAACTATCAAAATACATTGACGCTATATTGTCGTTTGGATATTTATTCACTTGGAAGGCTGTCCAGTGAGAACCTTCGTTTGGATTACCATCGCCGTCGTAAGCGTCTTCCATATTGATTACATAGGTCTTGTTGAATTCTAATTTCTTCGGCAACATATCCTTAAACCCACAAAACGCTAAAGGCACTCCCATCTTTTCGGCAAGTAGTTCTATTTGAGTATTACTTAATATAGCGGACATATAATTAATGGCGAGATTAAATTTTTCTAATTTTTACCTAAAGATACAAACCAGCGCCTAAACCAGCGCCTAAACCACTTCCAAAGGAAACTCCACCTCTAACCATATCCGGAGGCAACTGGGTGTTCATTGCGAAATTAGCACTATAGGGTTGCGAAACCATTGCTGGAGGCATATAAGCACCTACAGAACCTCTTCCAACCATTGAGCGTTCGCTATACATACGACCACCCATTATACGACCACCAGTGAGTGCCTTTGTTCCCATTGACGCCAATGGATTTACCAATTCACTTGGAGCACCCCTCTTGACTGCCTCTTTCGCCGCCATACTAACACCTTTCTTAATAAGGCTCTTACCCATCTTTGACTTCGCTGCTTTCTTGACCATATCTAAAATACCCTCGCCCTTCATATATTCGTCCATCTTGCCTTTAGCATAGTCCCTCGCCATACCCTCCGGATTAACATCTTTTCTCAATTCTTTAGCTGGGTCTTTTTGGTATGCCGTAGGACGAGCAATATAACCTTTCGCTGCTCTTTTCGCCGCCAAAATTGCTGGTGCTGCCTCCGGAGCATACGCCATAGCCGCTGCGCCAGCAGTATCAATAGCAGTATTCACTATCGGTTTAGCAACTTTATCTAAACCGGAGTAAAGCGCTTTGGTATTCTTCTTACCAATCGTCTTCTTAACAAAGCGGTCAAACTTCTTTCCAAAAATACCACTTCCCTCCATTTCTCTATTGGCTTCCATCTCTGCTCCATCAAGAGCAATTGTTGTTCCCTTACCTTGCCTAAATACTCTTGCGACTTTATCAAATCGCTCTGGGTGAATTAGAAGTTGAACTCCAGCACCTTCCATTGCCGGCGAGCAACGAACTGGGTGTCCGTTTCTCAACCTACTCTTCTGCTTCTCACTTGCTTTGATGTGAATTGCTTTCATCTATACTATCACTAAACATTTTAATTTGCGAGTTAAAGCACATTCCTAAATAACGACCGCTCTATTACTTTTATAAGAACCCTTATAAAATTAATTTATTCTATTACCACCCACAATAATTCTATTGTATGGCGCTCAAACTCTTGCGCCGGAAAGCACATCAACCGAGATTTCAACTTGATACTCAATGAAGATATAGAAGTCAAATGCCTTCGCCGACAAATTCTGTCCAATAATGGATACGGATTTGGGAACACTTTCCTCTACCGGCAACATTCTACTACAATTTACATAGTAATATGAATAACCAGTTTCCCAATCAAGCTGTCCAATAAGACTACTTGTAATACCGTCAGTTAAACCTCCATTTACGGCATTCGCACCATATGTATTGTGAAGGAACTGCTCAAAACCATATCTCTGTGTGTTGTAAAGCATATTCTGCCCACTTACCACCACATTGAAATTCGTCAAGGCAGCAAGGGGAGATGTAGGACCAGCACCAGCAGCATCAAAAGGACTTGCTAAAGGATTAACTCCAGCGTTCGCAGCAGTTGTGTAGATGGGCAAAATGAGAATACTCTTAATACCAGCAATGCCGTTGGTAATCAAATTGTTGAACTGACCTTGACCTCCGCCAGCAACATTCAGCACTTGATACTGGTAAATATCGGTATAGACAATTCGTTTAACTGGAGAAGACAAATATGCTTGCTCATATACTGGATTGAAAGTATATGCTGGAACATATAGCTGAATAGACTGGTTAAGAGATGACTGACCACCTCCAGCTGGAGCGTTTGAAGCAGTAGTTCCAACAGACAAATTAACAGTCAAAGTTTGGGAAGCAACCAAGTTCGCACCACCGGAAGTAGCTCTCGTAGAAGCAATCATAATGGGCGAAATACCACCAAGAGGATTTGCGACAATCGTAGGGGTCATCATTTTAGCGGCGTCCAAAGCAACAGATACTGTAGATTGATTTAAATTCAAAGTCGCCTTCATAAAGACACCCTTAAGTAGAGGCACATTGGAGAAAAAAGAATGAAGATGTTTTAATTGAATAACCGCCATAATTTGGATTTGAATAATAGCAGCAGCTTGAGTAAATACTTGAGATTTGAAAAACTGACCGGCTTGCTGTCTTGCTAATAAATCACCATATGTAGCTGGTAAAGTTGGACCAGCATCTAAATTCGCAGCACCAGTTCTACCAGCACTGTCGTAGTTAATATATTGCTGACGCTTTACCAAACCTTGATTACCAGTTCCGTAAGAGTTCAAAATGGTAAGAGTAGGGGCAGCAACGGCATTGTTGGTGTAAGAAGTTCCTAAACCATCGTTTCCAAGAGTAGTGTTAAAGGTATAAGACAAAGCGTCGTCCGGAAAAAAACCAATAGAAGGACCTAAAGTAAGCACATCTTCAGTTGAGAACGAAGTCATCAGTTTGAAAATATTCCACATAGAACAAAAGGGAGTTTGCTGAATAATGGTAGTTCCGTTGAAATCAAGGGTAAGAGAATGGATAAGAGTTCCATACCAATTTTTAAGACCAATAGCATAGTCAGCAGAAGTGGCGGCAACAGAAGTATCACCAAGAGCAGCACCACTACCAGTTAAAACCAAAGGAACAGCCAAGTATGCTTCTCGGTAATTCATATATTTGTTGCTATTAGACAACTGGGAAGTATCAATTACAGACTGGTTTCCTCTGTATTGCCCATTTTGGTTGTCCAAAATATTGAGCCAATCTTTCTTAACAAAAACATTGGGCGACCCTTCGGTCATAGAAGCAAGGTCATAGACAAGTGTATCAGCCATTTATATTATCCAATTAGATAATAAAAATAGAACTTTTGCTTTATTGCTAAACTTTTTACATATCCAAAGTTATATTCTTGGGTTTTTTCTTTCCTTGAACACTTAACTTTTGAAGTTTTCTTTCCAACTCTCCCCCTAAACCACTTCCAACAACCGCCTTTGAAGGACGCTTGTGTCCAACATCTTTCAAATAATCGTCCATTGATGACCAAGAACTCGCCGAACCACTTCCAATATTTCCTAAAAGGATTGCTCCTCCACACATTGAACCTCCCTTTGAAGAACCCTTGTCCGTTATTACTTTACCTCTCATTGTATGCGGTCTAAATATAGGCATTATACTATCACTATAGATTTATTTTTTGTATAATCTTTCGCTTTAAATTCCTATATCGTAGGGCAGTCGTCATTAAGGTATTTAAAAAGGTGAATTGCTTTGTAATATCCTTCTCCTTGTCGCCCTCAATATTGCTACTGGACTTCAAATCATTCATCAATCTCATCTGCTCTTTGCTTAAATCCTCATACAACTTGTTCAAGTATTGCTCCGTAATATCGCTTCCGTTCATTATATAATTAAGATATATAATAAAAATATGGATAAAAAACGCTCCATACAATAATTCTATTGTGGCGCTCCTAAATACTATCCTCGTCCTTTATAACAAAGACAAATACTACATTTGGGTCAGCAATAGCGACCGGTTGTAATGTTCCACTACCCAGCAACTGAAGACGAATTCTATTGTAAGTTCCTCTCAAAAGGCGATTGTAATTAAACTCCGGTGGCTGTTCTCGTATCAATTCTCCTATACCGACTGATGGGGTAATAGCGTAAATAATACTTGTTGGATTAGCAAACTCATTGTCTATACCAGTAATGGACATCAGTAATGATGGATTGGGTTGAACTTGAGGGGCAGTATTGGATAAGAACGATTGTGTTGATATTACCACTGTTGGTGTCGTAAAGGGAAGCGATGTTATTACCACTCCTCCAGCAATCGTATTACCATTGGGGACAAATCCAATAACCTTGTAAAAAAAGTTTGTTGCTAAAATTGTTATACTGGCGTCGGCACTAACCGTTGGTAAAGTATTTGCTACATTACCATTGAAACCAGCAGACGGATATGTGAAACCAGCTGGAAGAGCAATCGGCAAAGCATATGTATTAATTTGAATAGCATAGGCAGTGGGATTTATTATAAACTCCGCAAAGTATTGATTGCTTGTTGTTCCAACTAAATACAAATTGGCGGCAATCATATCAAATTGAAGCAACTTGTTAATATCGCTAATATTGTAAAGTCCGTTTGGAATAACTACCGTTCTTGTGATTGTAGTATTGGCGGCAAGACCAGCATCAAAATATGGAATGGTGTATTGAAAAGAATTGTTATTCAAGAAAGTGCTGATATTATACCAAGAATAATAAATGGCGGCACTCATCACTGCTATACCAGCATTCTTAAAGGTCTGTGATTGAGGGAAGTTGTATTCAAAGGTATTATTACCAGTTCCTACAACATTCGCTTCGGTAATTACAATTGTTTGAGGCATCTATATTGTAGCGTTATAAAATAAATGTGGATTTTTATCGTTTAATTGTTCTAAACTTCTTTGTAAATGAGCGGATATTCGCTCCGCCAAAGTTAAAGGGTTCTGTTGCGTAAGTGTCTTTTGGAAGAGCCTTTGCTCCTTTTATTACCGCTGGGTAATAACCAGTCCATACTAATCCTCCATCTATGTCTTTAATCGGCATTATACTATTGTCTAACATTTTATTCTTTTTGCTAAAACCTAAAAACCCAAAATTCACTAAAAGTTTCAAGACTTTTGGTTATAGGGAAAAACCATCTACCATCTACCAAAATTACCCTTCGGTAATAGGGTTAAAGTTCGTTGAGGAGGAAGTAAGCAAAAACAGCCTTTTTTAGGTTTGACTTGGTAGTTGGTAGTTGGAGTAAAACACCTCTATTTCACTACTACCAGAGCAATTCCGGTAGTTGGTAGATGATTTTTCTCTATAAGCAAAAGTCTTGGAAACAAATGTGAATTTTGGGTTTTTGGGTTTTATAGACCTTGTGAGGCAAGGGTCATCAATACATCTCTAACTTCTCTTTTCGGCAACTTACCCTCATCGCCAAACTTAATCAGCATCATCTTAAACCTCTTCAACAACCCTTTATTATCATTACCAGCCAACACTTGCCCTTTCAATATATCAAACTCCAACATCTCTTGCTGTTCTTTCGTCTTCTTGGGAATATTCAACTTACTATTAATCTTGCTAATGCTTCCAATCTTCGCCAATTCATCTCGCTCATCTTCAGTCAAGATTTGTATATCATCATAGTCCGGCAATCGTCCTCCAACAATCTTTCTCAATACACCGCCCAAGCGATGACTTATATGATGAACTGGAAATCCCTCTACATTCCTACCGCTACTACACCTCATAGACAATATATTATTTTGAAGTCTTTGAGTATTAATCAATTTATCGCCCAGTTGCGTCCAATGAGGTTCTCGCTCCACTCTTACCTTTCCATCGGTCTTTATTGGTTTGCGCTTTCGTATAGGCGGTTTTTGAGCGG